CCTGCAGCATTATCTTGATGAAAACCACTTGGAATACAGCCACAAGGAGGCGGTTGCATGGGTATTACAGAATCAGGAAACCTGGGATAAGAATAAGTTTATTGGTTTTCGTAAAGCGATTTTCGAGCTGAACGATGTCATGCTTTACGGCGAGATTCGTGGCAACTACAGATATCATGAAACTCCGTTTGACCTGCTTGCAAAAGAATGGCAGGATCTTCTGACTGCGTTCTACCATGATCTCAGGAACAGCATCACTCACCGATGTGCAAGAGTTCAGATCCTGCATTGTGTTCCAATGGTCGGATTCTTTGAATCTGAGGGCATATTCGATCCTTCAGAAATCACCGTAAAAGTCCTTTCCGGTTACTATGACTTCGCCGAAGCCACAGGCGATGGATATATATGCATGTATTCCTGCAGGAACTTCCTTGAATTCCTCTCCAGAAAGGGATACTTCCCGTTTTACCGTACGATGGTTCTTTCAGCTCCAGTTCAGGCAAAAGGCGGCGGGTACGCACTCGGGAACACTGATATCACGGAAGTGCGTCGGATCAATGCCAGTGTTTCAGATCTTCGCCTTACTTCCGCTGATTTCTTGAAACGATCAGCCGACCTTGTGGTTTACCTTGAACGTGAGTATGAGTACGACAAAACTTCTCTCAGGAACAACTATACGGTTCACTTTCAGATGTTTTACATTTTCATATCCGAGGCCGGCGTTGATTACACCCCTGATATAGCGGCATACTGGTTGGAAGTAATGAGAGATTTTCCCAAGCCTGTAGGTTTTGGTATGGCACGTGAATCAGCCATGCATGCGATAAGGGTCTTTATTGAAAAGGCCGGTGTATTTTCAGTTTTCGATGACGCACTATCACACAGGAATCCCGGAAAAATCTCAAAAATGCCGGAATGGTCTGCCGCACTTATGGACGCCTTCCTGAAGTTCTGCCTTGACGAGGGGAAAGGAATCGCAACCGTAGACCAGCACAAGAGTGCCGCCATCTCTTTCTTCCTTTTTGCTTCCGAACGTGGTGTTGATTCTCCGGACAAGCTCACTCCACAGCTGATAAAAGACTACAACGTAATGGTCTCAAACACCTTTCCCAGAAGATGAAAAAAAATAAGGAGTGAGAAACATTGGAAAAGCATCGGAAAGTAAAAACCATTCCGGCGACGTTAACGCCATTTACAGCCACTCCGATTGGTGAGAACAAGAAACGTCGTGTCGCCGCCTACGCTCGTGTATCCACCGATCATGACGAGCAGTTCACGAGCTATGAGGCACAGATTGACTACTACACGAAATATATCAAAGCAAGAAGTGATTGGGAATTTGTCAAGGTCTATACGGACGAGGGAATCTCTGGAACGGGAACAAAAAAGAGAATCGGTTTTCGCACCATGATCGATGATGCCCTTGCCGGAAAGATCGACCTGATCGTTACGAAGTCTGTCAGCCGATTTGCAAGAAACACGGTAGACAGCCTTACGACCATCCGGGAACTGAAGGAACACAGCGTTGAGTGTTATTTTGAGAAAGAAAACATCTGGACCTTTGACGGCAAGGGAGAACTTCTCATCACAATCATGTCCTCGCTGGCGCAGGAAGAATCCCGCAGCATTTCCGAGAACTGCACCTGGGGCCAGAGGAAACGGTTCGCCGACGGAAAGGTGACCGTGCCGTTCAAACGCTTCCTCGGATACGACCGAGGGCCTAACGGCGAGCTGGTAGTCAATGAAGAACAGGCCAAACTTGTAAAACGGATCTACCGGATGTTTATGGAAGGCACAACACCTTACGGAATTGCCACTAAGCTCACGGAGGAGAATATTCCATCACCAAGTGGCAAGCAGAAATGGCATGCCGGAACGGTAAAGGCTATCCTCTCCAATGAAAAATACAAGGGTGACGCACTCTTGCAGAAGTCCTTCACCGTCGACTTCCTGACCAAGAAAACAAAAATCAATGAAGGTGAGGTCCCGCAGTACTATGTCGAAAAGGACCACGAAGCAATCATTGATCCGGAGATCTTCGATCAGGTCCAGGATGAACTGAAGCGCCGCTGCCCCGGTAGAAACCGCTACAGTGGCGTTCATGTTTTCTCCGGCAAGGTAAAATGCGGACAGTGCGGGAGCTGGTACGGCTCTAAGGTCTGGCATTCCAATGACAAATACCGCCGGACGATCTGGCAGTGTAATCATAAGTACGATGGCGGTGAGAAATGCAAAACGCCAGTCCTCACGGATGATGAACTCAAGGGAAAATACATCTCAGCAGTCAACAAGCTGTTTGCCGACAAGAAATCGATTCTGGCAGATTATAACGAGATCCTCGCTGGACCGCTTTACGATACTTCCGGACTGGAAAGGAAAAGGACAGAATATGAAGACGAAATGAGTACCGCATCTGAACTGGTGCAGAAGGAAATCAAGAAGAACGCTCTGGAACCGCAGGATCAGGCAGAATACCAGAAGCGGTATGACACCCTGACAGAACGCTTCAATGCAGCGAAAAAGAGTCTCGCCGACACCGAAGCTGAAATCAGAAGAAAAGAACTCGCCCGCTCTTCTATCCGGCAGTTTCTGGCTACGCTTGGCAAACAAAAAGACCTTGTGACAACATTCGACGCCGTACAATTCCAGAGCCTCGTTGATTTCATCACGGTTTACAGCAAAGATGACATCCGGATAAACTTCAAGAACGGGATGGAAATCAAAGCCTGAAACCAAATATCCATAGAACAAAATGCGCCACCTACGACAAAACCGGAGGTGACGTTTTTTATTCGTTCTGCAGCAATTCACGTATTCTTTTCGTCAGACCTCACTATTGTCTGCTTCTGGATCTACATCTTGTCCGGGATGCATACTGACAGCACCCTTGGCCTGTAAATTGGCTAGATTCTCCAGCATTATCTTTCCGATCTCGGTCGGATCATAATTGCACGCGGAACAAATGAGCCGCAGCCCATCTGGCGTCAATATACGACCATGCCTCGTATCATTCAGCAACTTCTGATATTCTTCATATTGCTTGTTTGTAATCTTCTTCATTGCTTCGCTTCCTTTAGCAATGTGCAAATGCCTTGATGGCATAAACAGCAACTACTGCTGCCGGAATGCTCATCAAGGCAACAGCAGCTGGCCAACCAGTAAGACTGACATTTACAGTTGAATGCTTTGCTAATTCCGGTGCTCCCATTGTTAAGTTTTCAATCCCATTTTCCATGTTGCTATCCTTTCTCCGCTGCTTATTTGCGGTTGCTATATTTATGCCTCATTGGCCTGCATCGTTTAGAATGGATAGAATCTGACTGATGTAATCCATTGCTTCTTCATCTGAACGCTCAAGAAGTTTTGCGACCTTTCTTACCACTTCTAGACGATCAACAGTAGACATTTCTTGTGTTTTTACTTCAGGAGATGGAATTTCCGTGTACACCAGAAGGCGATTTCCAACTAAGTGACTGTTGTATCTTCCGTTACAGTTTTTAGTGAGGTAGGCAGAAACACCTCTTAAATGATTCCCAATTGCAAAACTGGAAACCATATCTATGGGAACCCTTACCTCAAGGACCACATTGTTTCCGATTAACATCGGAACTTCCAATTGAACATTGTATCTGGAGTACAGGTTAAGAGATGCGCTTTCTGTCGCATCGCGGATGTCCCGTAAACAGTCTGCTGCCTTGATGCTCGAATCAGCAAATTCTATCTGTATGAACTTAGATACCATCTTCATATTTCAGGTCTCCTTTTGTATCTACATTCGGCGTTACTTGTAAATTTGTCCTAAATATATCACGCTTGTTGCCAGATGTAAATACTTTCAGCGTGATTTGTAAAATATTTGGGCTCAAAAAAATCGGGCTATAACCCGACATCTACATTGCACCCTAATTTTCGACCTTGCACCCTTTTTTCATGCGCACATTCTGGAAATGTTAAATTGTATCATTTTCGGTCGGATGTTTTCATAAATTTTAATTTCACCGCGCCCTTTGAGGTGATC